ACTATCTATGCGCCTTGTTTCATGTTTACCGTTTGGCTTGTAGTACTTACGCGCCAAACGGCAGTCGCAGGCGACTGCGCTTCATCTTCACTTCGTTTCGGCTCTCATTCCGCGCTCATCCTTCGCGCGTCATTCGGCCTCCACTACGTTGCGATTCGCCATAACAGTTCAGCGTGATTCGTAAGCATGCTCAATCCTCAACTTGTACTCGTTGTAGAGAGCATCCTCATCATTAGGATCTGCTCCATAGCCTAGATAGTCGGCCTGCCCAATAAATCGACCGTTAGGAGACTCGAAGATCATCCTTCCTTGAGGGAAGTCCTTAACCTGCTCTGACAACTCCTCAGGTAGATCCTCGTGGAACATTCGGACTGCTTCCTTGTTTCCCACTCTCATAGTGATTCGTTCAACGAGCTGATCCCTAGTATTCGTAGACATGGAGCTCGAATCTGCTCTCTGAGTCAAGATCATCACGCGAATCCCAGCTTTGGCGCCCTCACGAACGAGTCTTCCAACCATCGAGACCACTCGGGACTTCCTTCGCTCCGCGGGCTTCAGCTCCTTGTCAGCGCCGTCTAGAGCGTCCATGAGACCTGCGTACTCCTCCAGAACCAGCAACTTCACTGGATGATCCCGATCGAACACAGCGAACTTGTCACGCTTCGAGTCTCTGAGCTCCTTCAGCCTGACTCTCATCTCCTCTGAGAACCTCTCCAGAAGCTCCACCACGTCGTCTAGATTCTCCTCGTCCAGCACGAACCGACTGGCATCACTGTGATCTGCAAGAGGAGCTAGTAGAGCTGCGTTGAGATCAATCCCCCAAATTTCGATGGCTTCACAGCCGGCTAGCTGACTCAAGATCCCGTAGGTGAGAGCTGATTTTCCAGACCTCGTCTGACCTTGAAGACCGATGTGGTAGGCTTTCGACAGATCCAGGTAGGCGTCCTCTCCGTTCTGGAGCCTTGCGATCCTGACTTTCAGACCACTGCGCTGCTCAACTTCACGAGAACCAGCTAGGTTGTCTACCTTGAAGAACCTCACAACTAGAGATCCATTCGACAGATCCTCAGTCTCTACTCGAAGCGCATTGAAGAGCGGCTTGAAGGAGAGAGCTTTACTCTTAATCGACTCATGGTCTAGCCCTGGCAGAACTCCATCGAAGTAGAGCTCATCGACTTCTGAAGATCTATACAGCCGAATCGGGTACACTTCTTCGTCCTTGACCGAGACGATCCCCATCTCACGGATTTTCCGATTACCAAGCCTCACTGCTCTTCGTTTCCTCAGGTTCAGGTAGTCTCTGACGAAGATTCCGTAACTTCGAGTCTGTCTGAAGCACAGTGGAGCTATAGCCAAAACCAGCGCCGCAATCCATGCGTACTGATGTAGAGTACAGATCGACACCAGAACGATCAACCAGAGCAACGTCCATTTAGTAGTGCGGATCAAGCTGAAGATCACTCGGAATGTCAAGCTGACCATCGTGAAAATGGCCTTCTCTAGGAGTGCATCCTCTGTTCTTTTCTCTTGCATGACTCCTCCGTCATATGAAGCGAGGCCCATCCTCCGAAGAAAATGAGCCCCGCTGGTCTTCTATTCCTCTATCGGTTAGCTAGCAGATCCTGATACAGGTTCCACGGAATCAGCAATGATCGAGACTCCAAGCTGCTTAGAGTTGGTGATCCAGTGATTCACGGTTACATCTCCGGTAAGCTTGTAGACCTGACCGAACACGAGTGGAGCTGTTTCACGAAGAGACACGGTGACTCCGTTTTCAGTTCCACTAGGTGACCCGTCTTCATTAAGTCGAAGGGCCTGCAAGTTCCTAGCTGCAAAGAGTGGATACCCGTTGTCATCCGTCTTCTGCTCGTCTGCCTCTGATCCGAAGACCTTCTTTGGTGGCTGAGTCTCCTCATTAGCCATGCTCATGAATCGGAGATCTAGCTGTTCTGCGTTGACTGTAAGCTTCATTTTGATGCTCTCCTTGGATTGGATCAGCCGGATCTTTTCCGGTTAACATCAATATCAAAACGTTTCAACCTGTTTTGACGCGGATGGAACACTGAAGGCTGTGAGTTTGCTGTGAGTTCCCTGTGAATGTTACGGAATGTTACGGAATGTTAAGCCTGTAGCCTGTGAGTTCCCTGTGAATCCGTAGGAACCGATCTAGGCAACATGCTCTGTACGGCTCTGTGCGGCGATCTGAGAGCCTCAAGGTCGTAGATGAACAATCACATCACCGAGATGCTCCGAGCGTCTTAGGATGCGAGCTACTGCCTCTGAGAGCCATGTCAGCGTCTGGGCATAAAGAAGGACAGGGCAACCAATCCCTAGAGATCAGCTACCCTGTCCAGTGTCCATAACTTCATAACCAGGCTACCACAGCCAAGCAGTTGAGTTGAAGACCTCCTGCTCCACCAAAATCAACGTCAGCGGCCTCATCTCCGCTCATCCCTGGGTCAGAGCCAGTTCTTCACCCACGAGCTGCTAGCCAGCCAGACGATCTCCTCGAACGCGAGTCTTGGAGGCGAAGGACCGCCAAGTCTGGATCTACGGATCTGAAGCGCTGCCTTGACAACCAGCCAACCCAGCAAGAGCTAACAGCACACGCCGCCGGTGATCTGAAGTAACGCCCAGATCCTTGCGAACGACCGATGCGACCGACCGGAGCACCGACCATTTGCTTGCCTTGTCAAGTTTCGACCCCAAAAATCGAGACTAGGCAAGGCTCACTCTCTCCGCTCCCTCCCAGAGTAGCCCTGGGCCAACCCATCCTGAGGGCGCTCATGGCTTCCGCCCCTCCTCAGAGTCCTGGCTTCGAACACTCCGTGAGCTTCCCCGCCGAGTCCATCTCGTAGTAGTGACCGATCCTCCTCAGCAGAGCCTTCCACTGACTTGGTCTCGTCGTGTAGACGTCACGGTAGCACTGATCCAAAGTCAGGTTCGAGAGGATGAAGACCTTGGTGAAGGCCGCAACCTTGTCTCTGTAGCGAGCTCGTAGCTCAATCGGGTAGCGATCCAGGATCTTCAACAGGTACTCGAAGTCCAGCTGCCCTGCGAACTCATCGAGGACCAGACAATCCTGGTTGTCGTAGGAATCGAACGGATGAGAGTAGTTCCCAACGACGTAGAGCTGTTCGTAGTTCCCCTTGTAGAGATCGTAGACATGCTTGGTCTTTCCGACCCCTGTCTCTCCGAAGATGTACGTGACTTCCACATCTCTGAAGCGTCCGCGAGCTTTCTCAGACTTGATCGTGTGGTCCAGTTCCTTCAGGTAGTTGAGATGCTTCGCAGCTGACTGCTCTTCGATGAGGATCTGATTCAGGGTCTTCTCTCCAGTGATGAGCAAGGTTCTCAGGCGGTTAAGTTCCTCAGCACCTCCAGGTGTCTTCTCACGAAGGGCTATCTCACCGTTCCGAATCACGACTCCCATTCCAGTCTCAGATTTGGTGACGTAAGCATAGCACGCCTCCTTAGTTCCCTTGCGAATCTCAAAGTGACCCTTCGGAAACTTCGACTTTAGCGTAGAGAAGCGGATCTGAGTCTTATTCTCAATGTATACCTGCCAGTGAAGGTACTCGGTATCCTCTCCCTTCTCAAGCTGACCAATGTAGGAATAGTTCGATAGCTTCTCTTCGACCTCCTCCTTTGAATACTCCTCAGCACTCAGAGTTAGCATCCATCCTCTCGCTGTTCGATCCTTTAACTCTTCACTCTTGACGGTGTCCATCTTGTTTCACCTTACTCCTATAACTAACGTCTTGTTTCAGAGGCTCAGTTATTCGGTGCACTATCTATGCGCCTTGTTTCATGTTTACCGTTTGGCTTGTAGTACTTACGCGCCAAACGGCAGTCGCAGGCGACTGCGCTTCATCTTCACTTCGTTTCGGCTCTCATTCCGCGCTCATCCTTCGCGCGTCATTCGGCCTCCAC